CGGATGGGACATAGGGAGGCATCGCCGGCTTAATAAACTGCGTGGTGCCGTCGAAGATCACTCTGAACGCCTCCGCATTGAACTGTACGTTCGAGAGGAGGAGGGAGCCATCCGCCGGATTGATGCGCTGGCGGTACTTGGTCTCACCCTGTACCTGCCATTCCAGCGTCGGAACATTGCCCGGCCCCGCGTTGATGCCGAACACGCCCGCCCCGTTCACGTCGGGTCCAACAGTAAGGCGGTCGAGCTTGTTCTGTGCCTCGTAGCCGGAAACGCGGACTACGGTATCCTGCGGCGCGTTCTGGAAACGCTGTGCGGTCGGCGAGAGAAAGCGGCCCGAAAAAGACCAGCCCGAGGCGTTGGCGCCCTTGAACCGAACGTTGTACTTTCCCGCACCCATCGGCCCGAAAAGCGAGTTCTCGATAGCGACGTCAGCCAGCCGGTCATCGATCAGGATGTCGTTGTCTTCAGAGCCGCCGAACCGATTGCCGGTGAAAATGCCGTTGTATCGGATGGTCTGTCCTGCATCGAGGAGGCCGCGGCGAAACTCAAATGCCGTGTTGTTTAGGTCGAAAAAGTTGCCTGTCCAATTGTTCCCGTAGGCCGAAGCGATACCACTATCGACGCTCTTTTCAAGAACACCCGTGTTGCATACTTCGATCTGATTGCCGAAGAAGCGGATATTACCGTAGTTCTGCGTGAAGATGCAGCCACCCGATCCGTTTTCAGTGGCAGTCTTGCCGCCGCCTGCCACCCCCTTCACGCCGTTCACGCCGATGTAGTTCATCGCTACAATGCTGTCGGTGCTCTCCATACGGAGCGCCCAACCGAGATTTTGAGAAAACTGGCTGTTTGTAATCCAGTTGATCCAGGCGAATGACTCCGGGATGTTGCGCAGATAGACGCCATCACCAGATGAGTAGAAGAACCCACTATGCTCAATGCGAATGCCGATTGGCGTTACATCGAGTAGCCGACCAACATTGATGGTGCGGCCAGAGGGCGCATTGGGAGACCCTGGACGGCGCCCGTCAAGCGTCAAGTTGAATATCCCAGCGGCACCCAAGAGCACAGGCGAAGCCGGTTGCGTGACCACCGCATCCATACTGACGGACGGGCTGATCTTGCTCGTCTGCCCGCCGCCATCTGGGCCGACGCCGCCGTGGCCCCAGAGTTGCACCTTATCTTTGAGATAGACCGGATTGGCGACGCGGCAGTCCGCGCTCTGCGGAAACGTGACCTTGCCGCCGCCGAGGATCGCTACGTAGGTGATCGCGGCGTTGATCGCTACGCTATCGTCCACCGCATCGTTGCCGGCACAGGTCTCGACACCCGGCGTACCGAACCGCGCCACCGAATGACCGATGCTGGTGTCCTGACCGAGCGCGAGAGCCTTAGTGGACCCGCGCAGGCGAGCACTCAGATCGGATGCATCGCCGGTCGAGCCCGATCCGAGGATCTGAAGCGTGTCGGGGGTGATGACTGTCCGGTTGCCCTCGCGCTTGCCGAGCTTCAGGGCGTTGCCGAAGGTGATGTCGCCGTTGGCGCGGATCTCGCCGGGCGGAAGCGCGCGGGTCTGTGCGAGCACGGGCGCGGACAGACCGAGGAGCGCGGCGATGATAAGGAGGGGGCGCTTCATCACAGGCGTATCCAAAGATTGGCGGCACCGCGGCGAAAGCGCAGACCTTGATATGGGCTGGAAAGGACGATGGATGTCGCGCCCGCGATCGTATCGCCTGTGCCTGCGCCGGGCTGGATCGTAATCGTCAGCGTGTCTGAGCAGGCGCCGCTCTCGTCGGCGATGACGAGATCGCGGAAGGGAAACGTGTCCACGTCCGGCAGCGAGATCACCCGCGGAGCCGTCAGCGTGATCATGCCGACCTGTGCATCGCTAGAGAGGCACTGATAATTTGCGTCCGAAACCGATGTGTGTGTCGCAGGAACGGCGTTGGCGAGCGCATTGGCGAGGGGGCCAACTTCTAACTGCTCTTCCATGGGGCGCAGATCGGTGAACCGGGGCGTGCCGTCCGCCTTGCGCGTAATCAGGAGCGCGTCGGCCTGCTGAACCTTTACCTCGCCGTTGTCGGGAGGTTGCGGCACGGCGCCCGGCTCGTTCGTGAAGGCGACGCGCGCCTCGCCATCGACCAGAAACCCCATGATCAGAAAGTCCCCGGAACGGGTTTGATGGTGTCCGGCTCATCAACCGGCGTGAGCACGGGCACGTTGACAGTCCGGTCCACGATCTCTCGTGCCGGCATCACGCCGCCGCCTGCCCAATAGCTGTTCATGTCGCCACCGAAGCGGCCGAGCGGCATGTTGCGGGGCATCCCGAGCGTGCCGATCTGCGCGTTGGCGCTGCGGATGGTGTTGAGCGCGGTCTTGGCCAGCACTTCCACGACGGGGTCGCGGGGGCGGCCGTAGGCGGAGCGCAGACGCACCACGAGGTTCTGGAACAGCGCGTCGTGGTACTCGTCGGGAAGCTCGATATTGGCCGTCAGATCCGTGAACCGGCCTAGCTGCTCCTGCACAACGATGTGTATCTCGCCGACAGAGGGCGACGGCCAGACGTAGAGGTTGCCCACCGGGTAATCGGCATCGAGCCACACCGCGGACGGGTACGTGCCTAAGCCCTTCATGCCGATCCGGCTGTAATCCTCACGGCTCGTCAGCACGGCGAGGGGAATGTCGATCGCGCCCGCGCCGATGGTGTGCGGCGGGCCGAAATCTGGGCTGAAGTCGAGCGAGAAATCGTCGTTCGTCTCGCGCACGCGCGCCAAGCGATAGAACGCGCTCGCGATGCCCGTGACGCGGCCCTTCACGTCAATGTCCATGCCAGGGCCGATGCGGTAGGACGCAGCGCCGTAAGCCGGCACCGTCGCCTCAACGAGATGGTAGATCAGCCAGCGCTTCCGGTTCCACTGCCCGAGCATCATGTTGAGATGCGTCAGGGCGTCGTTCACGTCTTCAGCGAGCGCGGTCTGGCCGACGCCGACCACATTGGCTTGCTTCAGCGCGAGCGTGATGAGGTCGTGAGGGGTCATGCGTTTATCCCAGCCGCAATCCCCGCGCGCCTGCGGTTAGGCTGACGCGCGGGGATCAATGGCCACCGAAGCGGCGTCAGAGGGGTTCGGAGCCGCCCTGATCCAGGCTCTCTTGGGCCTGGACGCTGTTGCGCACCGGGGCGTTGCCGTCTTGGTACTCGGCGATGCCGTCGAGCTTGGCGCGCTGGTTGTGGTGCATCACCAGCAGGGCTTCCCGCTCGGTGCGATGCATGTCCGCCTCGGCCGCGGTCGGGAACCAGTCGTGCTCCGGCTGGAACAGGCTGGCCGCCTCGTTCGGGTCTTTGGCGGTCTTGGCGCCCAGCACCGGGTGATACTTGGTCGCCGGATAGCCCGCGAAGCTCGCGTTGGCGTTGCCGGACATGACCGCCGCAGCCTCGGTGCGGATCGGCTCCTTGGTGTCTTTCTCAGCCATGGCGGCTCACTCCTCTGCGCCGTTGCCGGCCGAGCCGGTCAGCTTGTTGTCGGGGGTCTTCGGCGGACGGCCACGGCGCTTGCGCGGCTGATCGCCCTCATTGGCCGGCATCTCGACGCCGAGTTGCTTCAGCAGGACGTCCAGCTTGTCGTGCAGAGCGTCCACGTCCTCCTGAGAGGCCGCGCCCGACAGGTCGAAGCCGGGGTGCTCCTGCATCTCCTGCCGGATGATGGCGCGAACCGTGCCGGCATCGACCGGGCCGGGCGTGTCGCGCGGCATGGTGGGGACAGTGCCGGGCTCGACCGGGGCCAGGGGCTCCGACGTATTCCAGCGACCGTCAGTCGGCTCGCGACGGTGCGCGTCCTGAGGCTCACGAGACCAGCCTTCGCCGAACTCATGCTTCTCGTGGTAGGCGCTCTCAGCAACGGCCATGCGGCCATCGCTGTGATAGAGCATGCGGGGATATTCGCTCATATCAGTATTCCTCAGACCGCATCCGCTACGATTGCAGCAAATTCCGGCCGGACCGGGGCAAAGCCATACAACAGGTCAAGTCTTGTCACCATTTGATCAGACATGATGTTGTAGGCCGTGACCAAACGCATCGAGATGCCGTCGAAGCTCTCGCGATGGGCCTCGTGGACGCCGCCGGGGATCTCCAGGTCGGCCGAAACCATCGTCAGCGCGTCGGGCGAGAGCACGACGTTCTTGCGGTAGGTCTCGCCGGCCGGGAACGGGCTGGTGACAGCCGCGCCGTTGGCCGGGGAAGCCGAAACGGTCTGGTAGGGCACCGCGACACCACCCACCGGCGGGATGAGCGCCGGATAGATCGGGATCGAGGTCGAGCCAGCTGCCACGTCTGCGGTCACAACGAAACGCGCAAGCACGCCGTCGTTCTGCTTGGTGATGCGGTTGACCGAGTTGACGCCCGCGAAGGAAACGAAGTCGCCCTTCTTGAGCGGACCGGCGAGCGCCGACACGGTGATGGCCGAGCCGGACTGGTTGGCGCCTGCCACGGTCGGCAGAGCACCATAGGCGCCCGTCGTGTGCAGAATGACCGTCTGATCCATCTGCCAGTCGAAGCCGAGCACGTCGTTGCGCAGCACGCCTTCGCGGTACTGCTGAGAGACCTTGTTCTGGTCGTTGAACAGGGTCGAGAACGACGCGACGGTGCGAGCCTGGGTGGTGGGGTCGAAAGTCACCATGCGCTGACCCGGCGCACGGCTGACGCCGAAGCGGTCGAGAATGGCGCCCGCCGTGAGGAAGGTGGCCATGTTCGGCGAGATGGTGTTGTTCGAGCCGTCCGCATTGCGGGCGACGTTCGGGATGGTCTCGGCGAGGCCCATCACGTCCGACGCGACGGCGCCGGCCAGGACGTTGATCGCCGGGGCGAGAACGCGCCGGGAGTAATCGTCCAGCGACAGCGCGCGATCCGCGGTCGAGAACGCGATGTCCACGCCGGTCTGGTTCGCGATGGCAACCGGTGTCTGCTTCTCCACCGTGTCCTGCGGGGCGGCGGTGGGGCCGCGGCGCACGACGTAATCGTTGGGGAGGCGGATGTTCAGGTTCGCGCCGATCTTGGCGCCGGTACGGGCGAACTGGCCGTCGTACTGACGATCGACCGACTGAAGGAACCGGTTGGAGTTCTTGAACAGACGGATCGCCTCTCGGGTGATCGCCTGGGTGGTAAGGAGCGAATTGGCCATAGCGTGATGGGCCTCGGATTTGCCCCCGGCGCGGCTCTCAGGCTCGGCGCGCGGGCGAGATCAGGGCGCGGTCCTTTCGTCCGCGGCGAATTCCGGTCTCGATCCGGAGCGTGGCGAGATGCACGGCTTAGCCTGCCGAGAAGGCTTAGAAGTTCCGGGTGCGTTAGATCCGGCAGACACGCGGGGCACGGCTTTGACCCGCCGAGAGGGCTTGTTAGGGGTGGCTACCGGATTTCGCCGGCATTCCGCCGACGCATCCACTCCTCGGTGGAGAGGGCGTCGGGATCGGTGTTCAGCGCGCTCGGGCGACCGGCTCCGTTGACGGGCTCGATCGGCGCGGGGGCGCGGGAAATGGGCTTGGGCGGCGGTGGGGCCGCCAGCTTGTCGGACAGCCGGGCCAGAGCGGCCATGCGCTGCCGCGGCGGCAGGGACATGACGCGATCCGCTTCGTCCAGATTGCGGCCGAGGTGGTACAGCGTCAGGTGGGCGTTGCCGGCGGAGAGCGCGTCGGTGATGAAGTCCTGCGGCAGGCCGCCGAGGTTCTGGAACTTCTGCACCGTCTTCTCGAAATCGGGGAACTTGGAGGCCCCGGCCTCGAACGCCGCGTTGCAGTCGTTGTTGAACTGCTGCTCGGAGACGATGCGCTGCGCCTCGGCCCGCACCTGCTCCTGTGACAGGGCTGGGTTTTCCTGCCGGATGGCTTGCTCAGCTTCGGCTTGGGCGCCCTCGCCGCTTTCGCCCGGCCCTTGGTTGAACCGCGACAGTCGGTCGGCAAGCTCCTGTGCCTTGCGCTCGGCCTCGTGGCGCCTGCGCGTCAGCTCATCAATGCGCCGCTGTACCCACTTGGGAAGGTCGGGCTGATCCGCTTCCGGCTCGGTCTGCTCTTCGGCTCGCTCGCTGCCCTCTGCGCCTTCTGCGGCTTCGCCTTCGGGTTCGGCTGCGGCGCCTTCCTGTCCTTCCTCTCGCGCGCCCTCTGCGGCCTCCTGACGGGCTTCCTGGCCCTGGCCGGGCTCCTGAGTGCGCGCAGCATCATTCTCGCCCTGAGGGGCGTTCTGTTCGGTCTCAAGCATGGGTGATCCCAAGATGGTGCCCGGCTATCCCGGCCGGTCGGGCAATCGTCAGGCTGTGGCCTGAACCTGGGGCGACAGCGCCCCATTCACGGCTCCGGGCATCGCGCCGCGGAGAGCGTCGCCAAAAGCCTGTCGGGCCATGACGCTGTTGAGGTCGATCCCGAGCGCGTCGCCGATCAACTGGCGGATCACGGGGCGGAATGCTTCCGGATCGGAGGCAGCCAGCGCCTTCATCCGATCCGTCTCGGCGCGGTAGCTGTCCAGCATGTGCCGATCGTCGCGGTTCTCGGCCTCGGATGCCTCCTTGGCTTGCTTCTCGTTGAGCGCGGCGTCCATCTGCTGAAGCAGCGCCGTGAGCTGCTGGACGCGCTCCTGAAGCTGCTGTTCGGCCGGCGGAACGCCCTGCCCGAGGATATTCGGCGGGATGGTGCGCTTGATGCGCTCCGCCACCTCATCCGCGCCGGGAAAGTCCGCCGACTTGAACAGGATGTCGCCCGCGATCTTGGCGAGGTCGCTGTTGGTTTTCAGCATGTCGGACAGGGCTGCGAACGCCTCCTGACGGCGGGTCGCGTAGGCCGGGCCGATGTCGCTCTCGACGGCGTACTTGCCGACGTTCGGGTTGAAGATCGTCGCCACCTTGTCGCGCAGATCCGGGTCAGCCTGCGCAGCCTTCAGTTGCTCGTCATCGACTGGTTGACCATCGACCATCTTCGTGACGGGCTCTTTGCTCGCTGGGTCCACCTGAATGTCGGTCAGGCTCCCGTCCTCGGCCATGATCTTCACGACGCGCTCGGTGTCGTAGACCTTCGGGATGAGGTCGATCAGAATGCGGCCGGTGAAGCGGATCGCCTGCGCGAGGTGGTCGATGTAGTGATACGTCGCGTTGTCGCCCTGGCGCTGACGCTGCTGGATCGCGACGCCGCTGCGCTCGTTGGAAGGGGCGCCCATCTCGCTCTGGTACTGGCCAGAGGCGAGCATGAGTTCTTGGGCCGCGGTCTGCATGCCCGTGAGGTAGGCGGTGGACTGAACCGGCGGCTGCGCACGCTGCGGCGGCGGGATCGTCTGCCCGTCATCCGACATGTGGTTGTATGGCAGGACCGAGTAGTTCACCTTGTTGGCGTTGTTCCAGTAGTTCTCGAAGCCCTCAATCGCCGCAACCGGGGCGACGTAGGGCGTCTTGCCCTGAAGGGCGCCAAACTCAGCTGCCGCCGAAGTCCAGAAGTTGTACATCCGCTGCGCATCCTTCAGCGCGCGGGTATGGCCCTTCCGGTCCAACTTGCCGTCAATAACGGTCTCTTCGCCGATGACGCGAACAATCGGGATGAACTGGCCCGGCCAGTCCTTGCGATCCACGATGCGGCTGCCGGCGATCTTGTACCACTTCACCCGCCAGCGCGTCGTGCGGCGCTCGGCGCGGATCAGGATCGGCTCCCCGTCCGGTCCCGGCATGCCCTTCAAGCTGTCGAAGGTCTCGCGCAGATCCTCGGGAATGTCGCTGCGCAGGAGCGTGCTGCCATCAACCAGCGAGTAGAGGCGGTCGGCCACCTCCTCCCGCTCGTAATACTCCGCGATGCGGACGTGATCGCCATCATCCCACGACTTTCCCTCGTCGCAGAGGGCGTTGCGGCCAACGACGTCCTTCCACTGCGGGTACTCGGCTTCGAACCGCTCCTTCGGCACATCGCGGAACACGAAGCCCCACCGCGCATCCGAGCCGTCGAAATCCTCGATGTCCGGGTCAAGGTAGATCGACAGCGTGTCAGAAACGCGCTGGATCTTGATGTCCAGATCGAAGCTGTCCTGATCCGCGTACTCGGTCAGGATGCGCCAGTACCCCCAGCCCCCGTAAATCTGCGAATGAGACGCGGCCTCATACGCCTCGGTGGCGTTCGAGCGGTATTCGATGTGGCGAACCACGCCCTCGAAAATCTTGGCGCTGTCGTAGGTCGCGCCGTCGCCGGTCGGCCGGATGTCGATCGACGCCTTGTTCTGACGCGCGTCATTGAGGATCTGAAGGTTGTGCTGGCGGACCTTGTTGACGGTCAGGCACGGGCGGGCGCCGTTCGGATCGTTGGTGCGCGAGTTATAGGTGTTCCGGTCCCACTGATACAGGTTGTCCGAGTCGGCCTCGGCAAACTTCAGGTCTTCAACGAGACGCTGACGGGCTCCGCTCTCCCAATCCTGGGCAGCCTTGAACCGCTTCTGCGCACGGCGGACGATCTCGCGCTCTTCTTTGGTCTCGCGAGGCATCAGGCGTCCCTGACCGGACGGCAGACGTACTCGTCCACGAGACCGTCATAAGAAACGAGCCATTCCCGGCCGCCCTGCCGAATGCGGACGCGCTCATCGCCCCACCGGAAATTCACGACGTGCTCGTTGGCCAATTCAGCACAAGCCTGTTGCGCGGCGAGCCACGCGCTCAAGATGGATCGGCATGCGACGCCCCGGACGCGCTCGTCCGAGGACTTGAGCATCCCGATCATGCCATCGCGGGCCTGTTCGAAGTCGGCTTCGGTGGGCATGCTCACCCCATCCAAGCGGTCTGCGACGCCCCGTGGGACGGCATGACAAGTTTCGGCTTGCGCGCGGAGCGCTCTTTCTCGGCAAGCTCAAGGGCGCGCTCGCCCTCGGACCAAACCATCGTCACCACGTCGCCCTTGCCGGTTGAGCGCCCGAGCCGCTTGCGGAGGTCTTCCTTGCTCTCGACAAGGATGCCGCGCTGTGTGAGCTTCCACGTTGGGGCGCACAGATCCGCGCGGAGTTCGGCATTCGGAGGCAGAGCGATGAGCGAGCCGCCATCCTGATCCGGGTCGAGCGCTTCACGAAGCGACCACCAGCTTTCCGCCCGCTTATTGGCGAAGGAGAGTTGACCATCCTTCGTGCGCTTCGTGCTCTCCTTCGAACCGAGGAAAGGCACGCGGTGAATGTCGTTGTCCTTCAGACGCAGCGTGATGCCGCCCCCATAGCCGCCGCCAACGTCCACGATGACACCACAGCGGTTGCGGCGCCTCTTGATGACCCGAGCCGCAGCTTCCGAGCCATCGGCGGTCTGCGGCCCCGTCTCCGTCGTAATGGGAGCGAACCAGTTGCCATGCCGCGCTCCGATCTCTTCACTGTCCTTGCCGCCGCCGGCTGGGTCAACGGCCAGGGCAGTCATCGGCGCATCATGCCCGCCATCGGGCTTCCAGCGCTTCTCAGCGGCGATCACCCATGCCGTGGGGATCACCTGCCATTCTGCATCCTTCAGGCTGACGCTGAAGTCTCCATCGCGGTAAGCGCGACGAAGCTCGTCGGGCATGCCGGCGAGCACCGAGGCGTAGTTCGTGCGGGCTAGGTCCGGGTTGTCTGCCAGAGAGGCCGGCAGGTAGGTGCGAGAGCGAGCATAGACCGGCTCCGGCTCGCCCTCAATGACGTGCGGCCCCTGCCCTTCCACCTCTGTGTCCACGCCGCCGATCGTCGTGAACCAGCGCAACTCGCCCGGCTTAGCCGGGTTCGGGTGCAGCGGGTCGAGCCAGGGCGCCCAATACCGGATCACCCACAGCCCGTCAGAGGTCGTCGGAGGGTTGCTTGTCACCAGCACGCGGCAACGCTGGCCAGGATCGGTCGAGCGGTTCCAGCCGATGATGAAGCGGTACTGGCTTTCAAGGAAGTCCGTGCCCTCATCAAACACGATGAGGTCGTGCGGATCGCCCTTAAAGCGCTGCTTGTCGGCCTCCTGCTCGCAGCCGGCGATGTCGATTTGCTTGTCGCCAAGACGCCAGCGCTGGAGTTGGCCGTTGTAGCCATCCCGGTGGCCAAGGATCGTCTCAAACCGCGGGACGATCTTGAGTGCATCTTTGTTGATGCGACGAAGGATCAAGCTGCGCTTGTGCGTCGTCAGCGCGAGCCCAACGGCCAGATCAGTCTTCCCGCCGCCAGCTTGTCCGCCGTAGAACGTTTCATCAGCGAGCGTAAAGAACGCATCCGTCTGCGGGCCAGGGTTGGGCACCCACGGCATGTCCGCAGTCGCCGCAACAGCGTGGTCGCGAGCTTCGGCCTGATCCTTGTCGTCCAACACAGAGAGCCGGGCCAAGAGATCATCAAGCAGCACCGCGCGTGCCCTTTGCCAAGAGGAAGGCCATGCGCCGAGCCGCCTCGATGTCCGTCACTTGGATCGGACCGCCTTCCGCGCCGGAGTGCTCGTGCTTCTGCGCGATGCCGAGGTGCCGCCCAATCTCTTGAAGGGCGGCGACCTTGTTGTGCATCTTCACCTTCAGCGCGCCGTCCTTGGACTGGCTGATCTCCGCCACCGCCGCCGCCGCGTCGTGGTCGATTTCCGCACTGCCGATTAGCTCGACCTCATTAAACGCGCGCGTCTCGGGCACGCCGTCCTCGTCTTCCTTGCCGGTCTCAGCGGTGTTCGCCCGCCACGCGACGACGCTGCGGATGTCGCCAAAGCCGATACGGGCAAGCTCAGTCAACACCCGGTCAGCGGTGACGCGAGTGCGGACGGAGCGCTCGGCCATCGCATCCGCAATCGCCTTTCCAATTTCAACATTTTTCAACAGGCGCCCGCCCTGAGAGCCCGCCGTGTCCTCGCTGTACCCGGCGCGGATCGCAGCCTGGGTCGCGTTGAGGTCAACGAGGTATTCTTCGACGAACCTCTGCTGCTGCGGGTTAAGTGCCATGAGGTGACTACGGAAGCCTATTCGCCGTCAGAGCCATTGCGAGGTTGGCGGCGAGGATGAGAGCCCAGGTGAGGGCGAGGGTGTTCAACCAGCGGACCACGGCTGCGGCTCAGGCTGCGCGCGACAGATGCAATCGAACACCTTCTCGGCGCTGTAGTCCCTGTCGAGGGCGAAGCGCGCCGCAGAGGTACGGTCATCAACGCACGCTGCCAGCGCAGCTTCCTGTGTCGCGTAGATGCCGTTCAACTCCCAGGCATCCTTGCCCTGCTCGGGCAGAAGGCGACACACAGCCCAAACGTCAGTCATCGCGGGGCTCGTGAGCGACGCAGCCGAAGTCGGCGCGGGTGAAGAACGAGTCGTTGCCGCCACCGGCTGCATCGTACGCAACCATCAGAGGAGCGGTGCTATCTGCCTCACTGTGGGCACGCTCGCAGGAAGCAATCCGTGCATCCGCTGCGATCAGACCGAGCCTACGCGCCGTCTCAAGGGAGAAGCCGCCGTCCGCCCAATGCCGGCACGTCTCACAGGCCTGCATGGCGCTACCGCTTGCTTCCTGACGAGCCGCCGGTCGGCGGGTTAAGCGGAGCCGATCCAAATCGCTCCGTGGGGCGGCCCTTCACGAAGCCATTGACGGCCGAGACGACGAACAGGATCGCGACGAAGGCGGCGAACGCGCCAAGGAAGGCAGCGCACGTGACGCCGAGAACATAGACCAGCGTCGAGAGGATGCCGAACAGGATCTCCATCACCGCTGATCCCTGCCCTTGTATGCCGAGCCGATGGCGAGAGCGGCGTGACGGTCGATGGCCGAGCCGAGGGGTTCGTAGTTCACACCCTCGGAGCACATCAGCGGCGCATCCATCTCAGCCAGCTTCGACAGCGCCTCGGCCCGGCGAAGCCTCTTCGCCATATCGACAGCGGCCCTCACCTGAGGGGAGTCGTCTAGGCGGGAGGAGATGGAGGCGAGGCCGGAGGGGAGCATGTCAGGCGGCCTCAAGCTGCTTGAACGTCACGCTTTCGGAATAGTAGCCATTCGAGCCGCCATACCAGCGGATCGTCACGCTGCCCTTAATCGTGGCGAGCTTGTAGAAGGTCCAGGTGAAACTCTCATCGCCCCTGCCCTCAAGCGAGGCGTCATCCCCGCTCATCTGAACGACCTCTTCGGCCTGCAGGATAGGAGATCCGATCAGGTCAGACAGATCGCCTACCACACTCTCGACGTACACGCTCTCGCAGCAGTCTTGATAGTGGTACATCAGGAAGCAGGAGCCATCCTCCGCTTCAAAGGTGATCTCGGTATCTTCATTGCGGACTTCGGCGCGCGTAAGCGTTTTGCCGAGCAGCGCATCAATGCCGATCATCTCACTCCCCCACGGCCATCCGATCGCCCTTCGGCTTCCCCTTCTGCTCTCTCACGGCCTTGTCTTCGCCTGTGTGTCGGGTGAGTCCGTGGGAGGAAGAGATCCGAGCCGTGATGCGCTCGTTGGCTTCTCGGCGGGATTGAGAGAGGCTGAGGGGGCGATCGGCTTCGGTCATGTCGCTTTGTTGCGGAAGCGTAGCCGCGAAACGATTTCGGCCTCAGAGAGCCGCACGCCGTAGTCCGAGCCGATTTAACCCGGCTCGTTCGATCCGGTGCATCGCAGGCGGTGGTCGGTCGCGTGTGGGCAGCGCTTGTTCCCGCACTTCGGGCAGGCGAAAAACCGCATCGGGCTGCCAAATCTGAATGTCGACGGCTCTGGCGTACAAGCGCGGCACCCGCAGGTTCGCTCAGTCATGGCGCTTGTCCTGCGAGAGAGGTTCGATGGCGGTCGTCAAGCCGCCGCGAGCTTCGACCGAAGCAGGTAACCTTCGAGAGCCCAAATCTTGTTGCGGGCATTGTCACGGGCGATCTTCCGGCCGATCTCGGCGTCGAAGTTCTCCAGGCTTGCCGATGCGCTCTCACCCGTCACTTGAAAGCCGTTGCGCAGGGTCAGCGCGCAGACAGTGAGGCTGGTGCCAGGAAAGACGTGGAAGGCCTCGCCGACGATCTGCTCGTCAATGTGCGAGGGCGTCAGGCGCGGGGCGGTTTTGCCCTTATCCTGAATCATCTTCTCGATGGTGGCTTCGTCGCGGCTCATCGCTTCGTCTCCCGGAATGAGCATGGAAAGGGGCCGCCCAGACCGTCAGGCATTCGGGTGCAAAAAGGCTCTGCGGCGTGAGACGCTGACCGGAGCCTGGGCGGATTTCTTGGTGCCAGGAGGAAGGAGGCATCCCCGCTGCGTCCGGTGAAGGATACGCCCTGGCTGATCGCCTCGCCGCGTCAATGGCCCTCCGGCGCGGCTAAGACAGGATGTTGATGCGGGTGGGGCCTGCTACAAAACCCCACAACGCGAACCGAGACGTGTCATCCGAGCCGGAGCATCGGTGGTGCCTCGTCCTACGGCCAGCAGATTGAGCGCGGGTCTATGTGCGCTCTCAGAGCCGAAGCCCTTTCACCGTGTCGCCGCACCAAACTGTTTCGATGGACTAGGCCGCTCGCTTCCCACCCCGGCTTGCGTTCGGCTGCGGTGGTTCTCAGGGGC